TAACCTCTTCCGAAAGGAACTGGTATTGCTTATCCGCGTCGGACAATTGGAACGGCTCAAAGTCGGGCTTTCTATCGGGGTCGTCCGAGTAAGTAACAATGAATTTGCCCGCGTTGCCTGCTCCGCTCAACTGCCGCTCGATGTCCATACGAATACGGTTGCGCTCCTCCTGCGGTGGAATGCCGTTCTTGAAGTGAATAGAGAACGAGGGACTCATCCCGTTTTGCATATTGTTAATGTGGTAAATCGAAATCTCCTTATCTAGTTCGATGTAATTAATCGAACCGATATAGTCGGGCTTCGGGTAGTAGTATGAACCCGGAGAAAACGGCTTCACGTACATAATCTGTGTAGGGTGATCCAACTTCTCATTCACATTGAACGGGCAAAGCTCGACGGGTTCTTCTCTATTATCGGCCCAGTCTTTACTAAAAAAATAGGCTTCTACTTTTTCATCTTCATTTACGAAGCCGCTGCGGACGTTCTCAAAAGGTAAGTGCCGAACATTGGCTATCGTAGTGCGGTCGAGGCTCCAGTTGATTTCCAAAGCGAAGCCGCCCTGTATCTTAAAATCCAAACAAGCCTTGCGGAGTTCGTCGTTCAAGTTCCATTGGTCGAACGCCAAACGACCTTCCAAATCGGAAGCGTCGAAGCCTTCGCCATATATCATCATCGCAATTGAAGTAACCAAAGCGTTGTGAGTGGCCGAAGAATGGTAGAGGTCTACTAAGTACTGAGGAAATAAGTTATCATCCCCGTAATTAATATACCCCTTATTGTTCGGTGTTTCGCGGTATGAACGCTCTTCGTATTTGCTGAGTTGTAGAATTTCCATTACTCGTAATATATAAAGTTATCGGGAATGGTTATCGTGGGGATATTGTATCCCGTTTCTCCGGTTACTGTAAGCGTCCCGCGTTCAATTAAACCCTCAACGCTTGCATCCGAAGGGCTGAGGTTGCTGCTTGAGTTTTGCCCGTATACTTCGTACGTATACTGTCCCGATTCCTTTAGAAGAACCCTCCCCGAAGCTCCGAGGGGTTGGTTAGTTAAGACAGAAAGCTTTGTATATCTGGGATTATCTGCGGATACATTACCAACCATTGCGTAAGTATCGTGACTCGCCATACTCGTAAATATAACGAGGTAATGAGTGAAAGCGTCGAAGTCCTTTTTAGCCTCTTGCAGCGTGAGGTAAATGAACTGTTCTTCGGAACTATTGGGAGTTAGTGTAATCATATGAAAAAAGAAAAGGGAGGACTAATGCCCTCCCCCGTCCTGTAACCTAAACCAAACAAAAAGAATCAGGATCCAGCCGTGAAGGTAATTTCGCTGTCCGCAGGATCTACGAACGGAGCCGGGATTGCCTCCTCTGCTGTCAATTGGATTTGGTAGCCGTTGAGGTCGCCCTTTGCGGTTCCCGTACCTACGGTTCCCCCGGTGGCTTCCGCTCCGGTTGTGTGACCCATCAAGAAGTAATTGTCGTTATTGTCTTGAACGATAACGCAAAGACGGTTCTTCAAAAGGTCGGCAATTTCTACGTTATCCGTAGCAACGAGATTCGGCATAGTCAGTTCAACAACTTGAGAGTAGAAAACCGTTCCGTTCTCTACGGAGGCTGTAACTGTCTGCTGAAACGAACCGCTGTTCTTAGTTAATTCGAAACCGAAAACGGTAATATCAGCCGAAGAAGCGGCGGCAATTGTACCGTTTGTAATAGCACCCCAATCAGCCGCGTCGAATAGCTTAATCCAGACGCGCTTGATTCCTCCGATTTTATCTTTGCAGGGAAACGCCCTGCCGCTAATTGTCAATGTACAAGCCATGAGTTAGAGGAATTGTGGGGAGAGATTTAAGCCCCTCCCCGATTCAATTATGAAGAGCGACGGACGCAAGCAATAGAGGCTTCGTCCACGATTTGCGTTCCGCCATCAAACATCATAACAATACGAGTTTGATCCGCGCCTGTGAAGTTTCGCAAGTCGATGAACCGCGCTTCGATGTGGTCAGTCAAAACATTAGTACCAAAGTATAAATTATCTATCCGAGAGGCTAACAAAGTATCGTCAGGGAATCCCGCAGGGCAGATAATCTCGTAACCCAAGTACGACTTAGCTACAGCCTGAGCGAGTACAGGGTTATTGTTATTCGAAGCGAGATACTGGTAGTACAACTGGAAAGACTTTCGAGACATAAATATTTTGGTGTCTGGGTCTCCCAATAGTGCCGCAGGAATCAAATTGACCAAGAGGACGAGTTTATCATCAATCGTACTCGAATCAAAAGCGGCGTCGGACGATGTGTCTTCGTTCGTTCCAGAACCTGCAACGTATGCGCTCATAATAGAGTCGAACAAAACTGGCGTGCTACCACCAGAAGTAGAACCGTCGGTAAAGTTGTACTTACCCGCCCAGATATTATTCTCTACATCCGCGGCTACCTTTGCGGCGACGTATTGAGACAAAAACCGCTCGTAGTCACCAGGAACCGCAGCGAAGTTTCCGCGCATCTGCTCGGCTGCCCACGTTTGTGCGAGTTCGTGATTGCAAATTTCTTCGTTCACTTGCAGCTCTGTAAGCGTCAATTGCACGTCGGAAATGTCCAACGAGCCGTTAGTAGCAGAAAAGCCACAAGTACGGGCTTCTACTGTTCCTCCGGATACTTTACGGAGGTTTGTTTTATAAGGTACTGCGTCGAGAACGGTACAGTAACCATTGGCAATGGTGTCCGCGCTCAAGATAGCAGGGGCAACGAATTGAGCAGCCGCATTTCCGGCGTAATTCTTCGTTGTGAATGTCATGTCAGCCATGAGATTTATTGATTAAATTGATTAGACAAAGCGCGGACGCGCTCATTAAGGGTTAATTTAGAAAGATCGACTTTTTCAATCTTCTTTTTAGCGATGGGAGCGCGGTTGATAGTGGACGCCGCTTGTTTACCTAGCTCGGTAATCTTTGCGTCTCGTTCTTCGATTTGCGAAGCAAACTCCGCCTTCGTTGCTTCGATAGCTTCTGCAATCATACTAGCAACGTCTTCACGGGTTATTGTGTCGGATGAGGCTTCCACTTCTTCCGGTTGGCTTTCCTCTGACATTTTCTTCTCCTCTTCCTCTTTATATCGCAAATCTTCCTCTTTCTTTTCGTCTTCGGCTTCGGTCTTTGCTTCCATCTCGGAAACCTTACCGTCTTCTACCTTTACGGATGTACCGTCTTCCAAAGTGTAATCCCCGTTCGGGAGTGGTATCTTTTCGTTCTCGTCGTTCATAACGAAAACCTCAACGCCGACAGCGAATGAGTCCGCGTCGGTCATAATTTCTTGGCCGCTTTCAAGTTTTGCGGTTGCCATTTGGACTTCTTCTTTGTCCTCCACTTCTAATTGTACGGAGTACTTTTCGAATAAGTCGGAGATGCGTTCTTTTAATGTCATCTTCGAAGAGTTTTTTATATAACGGTTTATTGGAATTATTCCTTATTTCTCTTTGGGTGTTCCTTTGGTAAGAGGTCAAAGTCACCAGTATACTTTTTGTTTTGTGGACGCCCGTTCTTTACTAGGTAGAGAAAAGCGTTTACGCGGGCGAAGGCCCAAGCTGACGCGCTTTTAATCTTTGGCGAATGGCTTACGTTGAACGCTCCTAAGCCGCGTTGAAATACCGCCTTTAACATCCCTACGTTCACGCCGTATCCGAGCTTCTCTTTATATCGTTCGTTAAATTCGTCGCTCTTCTTCTTTAGGGTGGCTTCGTCTTTCTTGCTCACCTTTGCGGAGCGTGTATCAGAAGCGTCGCCTTTTGCCGTCCCTTTGCCTTTAGGGTTTCTGTTTGGCGTGTCGCTCTTGGGGGCTTTGCGGCTTCTGCGGATTCCTCCGCGTGGCCCTACCTCTGCAAGTTTATGGGTTTCGCCTGGCATATACCACGTCTTCCCGTCTAGATCGTGGGTGTGGATTCCTTCGAGGCCCATATCCTCCGCCGCCTTACGTGCTGCTTCTTCTGTAGAGTAGGCTAATCGGTCGTTTATAATGGCGTGTTCTTCGCTTATCACTTGGGTCACCATGTGAAGCAACCCTTCGAGGTGTTCAAGTCCTAGTTCAATTTCGATAGCTGATAGCAGTTCGAGTTCCGATAGTTTCGACTTTGCCCAACGTAACCCGGCCTTGCCTCCCCATAACAGATAAGAGATAGTTCCGCACGCGCTCGTGTCGCTGGGATCGTAATACTCCTCCGCCCGTGAGAGGTACGAGTACATTCGTTTTATTGTTTCCTCCGATACGGGTTCCCCGGCTGCTAATTGCGCACTTCTTACCCTACCGGTTTGGGTCGCGCATTTGTTACCGTGCTTCTCATTGAGTTCGCGTCCTCGCTTTGCGTTGTTCTTTACCGCATCGGGGTAATCGCTGTACGACTCCA